TCTGTTGCTGTTCTGTTTGATTCTCAGCAGCTATCTTGTCTTGTAATGTACAGACTGCACTCTTACGCTCAAGAGACAAAGCCATAAACTTGTTAGAGACAATAGCCACTTCCAACTGACTTTCAGCTACAGCTTTGTCAGAGTAGAAAGAGTAGGATAGATAACCAAACAAACCATTGAGAGAAATTGAAACGAATAAAGCTAGCAGGACTGGTTTAGTCATCTGAGTTACCAATGTCATCAAGAGATTGATCAATGAAGCGACCAGCTAATCCGAACAAACCAAAACTGATTGCTAAAACAGCAAGAACAGGAAGGGCAATCTCAGATGAGAGTACACCTAAAACAGATAAACCTGAAATGCTCAGGGCTATTAGGAAGTTAGCTGCGATAGAGAGAAAGCTATAGGACTTCAGAATCTTCTTTTTATTTGGCAGCAGCCTCATTGTATTCCCTCTCAAATTGGTTGTATTCAGTTTGTTTGTCTGGAGTTAATTCACCAAGACAATAAGGCATAGTGTTATCACGTCTAGTGACTAAACCTTTCAGCGTAACAAGAACACCTCTAACTCTACCTTTAGTCCACCGAGTAAGTTGTTGGCAAGCCCCAATATGATCTCCGTTATTTAATTTCTTAATAAGGGTACTAGATTTAACATTACCAATACCGTTATTAAAAGTGAAGTCGGTAAGTGCTTGTCTCTCCCACTCTGACTTATAGGGAACCTTTACGACAGAATCAAGCTGTGATAAGTGTTTCTTCCAATCAGAAGCAAAGATAGTCATACATTCTTGTTCTGTATAAGATGACTTTAATACTTCACCTTTTAAGGCTAAGTGGCCTACGCAATACGTTGAAAGGTTACCAGTGTCTAGGACTGTCATTTGGTCATGTAGTGCATGGTTGGGGCTTCACTATAAGTTACGATTATGCTGTCATCAGGGCTTAGATCAACCATTCCGGCCGTCACGCCGACAGTTGTTGCTGTTCCGGTTCCGCGTTTTTTTGAAATCACCGATACCGTTCCGCCGATAACATATATCTCTCGGTTAGCTCCACTACTATTGACATAGGTAAATGGCGAGGCGCCGACGGTAATGCCAACAGTCTGCGGTGCGCTGTTTTGGTAACTAACCGTAGGCGAAGACATGACGTTTGACATTCTTGTGCGCAAACCATTATCAGTAAGCACGCCTCCGTCGTTAGATCGGTTATATCTTACGCCATCAAGTAGCGTTCCGTTACAGTCAGTATCAATGACTATTGTCTTAAAATTTCCGCCACGAATATGGTTTAAGTTTCCGTCGCCCAGGTATACGAGGCTATCGCTGTCAATATCTATAAATGTGTTTTCGTCTCCACCGCTGGAAATATCAGCGGAGACATTAACCTCAAAATCAACATGATCGATTATGTTGCGTAAGGCCCCCGCGCCCAAGCTTAGACCAACGGCAGTACACCCTTCCAGCGTGCCTCCTATCAACTTAGTCCCTAGCGCTCTCTCCATGCGGACGCCAGTATCTACGCCCTCCATTACAGGATTCAGTATAGTGCAATAGGCTACTTGCTCGCCTGAAAGACGCTCTGTCAAATACATGCCATAAAGTGGCTTTGCCCCGAGATAAAAGCCATTAGATGAATTATTCGAAGATTCTGGGTTGTGGAATACGGTACATACTGCAAACTCAACCTGAAACGCTGCTTTGCTAGCCCCGCACCCATCAACCCGAACAGATATTTGGCTGTGATGTACGCTTCGAATATATACGCCATGCCCAGCACTGGCCGGGGCCTCCACAATAAACCCCTGGAAATTGAGGAAGTAAACTAAGTCTAGTGGTAGTGTGCCGGCGTCTAAAATAACCGCGTTGCCGATTCCGGTATAGCGCAGTCGCACTTCCCCGTCGGCGACAATCTGCGCGTTATCAATTCCCCAGTTGGGGGATACTGAGTAAACATAGATTCCGGCCGGGAATACTAATTTAATCTTTACCGCTAGCGCCGCCAGCCAATTGCGAGAAGCGGCCAAAGCCGCAGTATCATCAGTGACCGCATCACCCTTGGCGCCGAATTGCTTCACCGTCACAAAGCTATTAAATACCAACTTCCAGCGACCGCCATCCGCCGCCACAATGACAGTTCCACCATTGTCAGCGCTGGTCACGTCGGCCACGTCTAAGTAGTACGGGCCGCCACCGCCGTCACCTTGCGCGTAATATCCTGTCACAAAAGCATTTTTAGACACTGAGGTTTTAAGCAGCGTGCGCAGCCCCGCGATTGACGTGGTAACTTGACTGTTGCGGCCAATCTGAGCCGAGCCATTCCCTAGATTTGAGGTATTAGCCAAATCCTGCCGCAATACCGCGTCGCCAACGCTGCGGAAGTTCGCAATCTCACCCGCCCCGGCTCCCGTGGTCGTATACGGCAGCGTGATACCATCCCCCGGAAGGTAAATATCCCCGAGATAGCGGAACCCTTGGTTACTATTTGATAAAAATAAACCTGCTGCGTAGTCCCCTACAACCTGCACCGCTCTATCTGTTGTAGATTGTGCATTAGCTTCTACAACATCCACTCTAGAAGTTGAAGCAAAGAACTCTGTATTCTTACTAGAAGCAGTGCCCAAAGATGCTACGGATAACTCCACTGCGTCTAGTCTACTATCAACACCGATTAGAGATTCTACTTGAACAGCGTTAGTGCCATCAAACTGGTAAGTAACACCAGTACCACGTACAACAAACTCAAACCACTTAGGTGTGGGGCAAGAGAAGTAAGTGGTGTTTACTGTGAAGTATAGTCTTTTATCAGTGGTTAGGAAGTATGCTTTGCCGTTAACTGCTGCTGGAAGAGTTGAAACTACTCCATCTACGTTACGATCAAATAAGAAGGAGAACTTTAGTAGATTGTCGTCCATGCCAGAGTTCCAACCACCTTCCCCAAAATTCCAGCCGTATGCCCCTTCAAGCCAAGGGGATTGTTGTTGTGCCATGTACTACTCCTTATTCAGCATCTGGTGCTTTAGGTCTAAATTCTTTTTGTGGGAAGTCTTTATGCTCGCCCCATGCTCTAAGATTCTTGCGATAACTTCTCCAGTCCAATACTGACCCATCAGCTTTTGTATCGCCATCTTGGACTTTATCTAGCTCATCCCTTGCGCGCGCCAACTCGGATTGTACCCAAGACAATTCCACCATATAAAATTGTTCTGGGCTGCTGTTAACTGGGGCTAGTAGTACACTAAATGACCCATCAAGATTTTCCACAGCCTTAATTTCTTGAGTACCATCTTGACCTGAGATTAGCTTGTTGTATTCTGGCTTGCTCAGCTTTACATGAGGGTGATTTGGGGCGTCTTCATAAAAACCCCCATTACATAAATTAAAGTACATACATGCTCCTCAGTTATATTCCAACTGCAATCCAGTAAGCAGGAACTGGCCCATCAACCCATGAACCACCAACTTGTGGTTGTACTTGGGTATATATCAAAAAGTTAGCAGTAGTGACACTCCCAACATACGCTACCTCAATGCCTGAAACTGGACCTTGATTAACCGCCCCCGTTACCACTGAAAGTACCTGTGTGGGGAACGCGAGTGGGAAAGTAACTAAACTTCCACTCTCAACATTCCCGTTACTCACTTGTCCCCATTGGATAATCAAACCCCCAGGTAACTTTTGATAGCCACTAGCAACATGGCTCCTGTTTGACCCTTGGAATGTCTCTGCAAGCCTCAACGGGGTAATCAACGTAGTGTTGCTTGCCCAAGCCTGTGCTTGGGCAGTAGAGGCTACAGTAGTCTTAGCATCAACTTCGGCTTTAGTGTAAGTCTGCGCTTGAGAATAAACACTGAGGTTTGTACGAGCTGTTGAAGTGTTTGTCAAATCGGCGAGGTTCTGAGTCTTAGCCAGATAAAGGCCATCAGCTTCAGTTTTGGTATAGAAATCACCAGCAGAAGCAAATGCAACAATCCAGTAAACATTACCTACGTCAAGCTCTGGGTCTTGATTAATATGTGTTTGAATACAACGGTAGATAGTACCATTAGTTACACCTTGAACATAACTTTTATCTTCTTGGTATTCTGTAGTGGCATCCCACACAACAACACCATGTTGGTTAATGTGGGCAAGAGCTGTATCTTGACGGTTATCTAGATAGTTAACCCATTGGCGAGGAGGAATCTCAACTTGCCAACCTGTCGCATATTTAGTATCGCCGGGGTTTAGAACGTCACCACCTGAAGCCCATGTGAGGCTCAGGTTGGAGGGTTTTAGAATTTCAGCCATGTATTTTAATCCTTAGAAATTAGTTTGTTTGGTTAGCCCGGACAAGCAAAGACTCTTTTCATCTTCACGTCTGTTAACAAGTCCACGGAGTTTCTTACCTTTAGCAAAAACCCAGCGAGTGAGCTGTTCACAAGCTTCCACCCTTTGCCCTTTGTTGAGAAGTTTAAGCAGACTAGAAGATTTGAAATTACCCACGCCTACGTTATAAGTGAATGATAGGTAAGCAGCATGTTCTTCAGGGGACAGAGTAACTTTAATATACTTGCTCATCTCGTCGTTATGTTTGGACAAATCCTTGGCAAGCTGCTCAAGACACTCATCTTCAGAAAACTTCTGTCCAAGTCTCAACTCAGGGCCAGTATGACCATAGCAAGATGTGACAATACCAACAGGGTCAGGGTAAGTTCCAAGCACTAATCCTTCATGTTTTGCAATGAACATACCAGATGTTGCAAGTGCAGAAGACAATCCATACACAAGAAGTTTGTTTTTAATATTCATTACATCGCCTTAAAACAAAGAGGCCCATTGCCCACCACCTGCTTGAGAGAAGTCAGAGTCACCATAACCAATGCCATAGCCCAAACCCCAGCCAAAGGTTCCTGTAAACTCACCAAAGCCTTTAGCACCAGTTGCACCTTGGAAACCAAAGTAATTCTCAGCAAGGAACCAACCAAAATTAATCTTTACACCAACTGTTTTAGGGATAAGTCTGGATGGATAACCTTGACTTGTAGATACATAATTAAGGAGCACTTGTTCAAATATAGAGAGTTCCCTACCAAACAACACAGTATATTCAGCTTGCCCTTCAATGATTGCTGTTGTGGTTGTCCCAAAGATAAAGTTTACAAAAGCAAGAAACTCTTCTGGTGTAGAAGCTGTTCTATTCTTTAGAATTTTAGCTTTGATAAACAGACGGTAAGTCTCATCGTCAAGGAGTACGTTACCTCCAGTTGGAGAGCCGTAGTCTAGAAACTTAGAGCCGATCTGTGGAAGACCGAAATCACCAAAGGTGTCCGCCTTGAGTGCCCCTTGAAAACCAAAGAAGTTAAAAAGGTCAGCAGAGATAAGTTCTCGTGGTTGACCTACAATCTCCCCAATGATATCAAGAGTTGCACCAGTGGCCTCATCAATGCTACGCTTCTGAATGAGGTCTTTAAATACTTGCTGAATACTGTCTTGCTGGTCAATTAGCAGTTGTAGGTATTTATCAAAAACTGTCTTATCTTTGAATTGCTCAGTAACCCTATCGCGAGCTTCTTGAATGTATTCAGCTTCTGTAAAAGGAGTAATCATCTGTTATCTCCTTTAGGATACTACAATAGAAATATTGACAGAAGAGAAAGAGGAAATCTTATCAAAGTCTACAGAGATATTAGCCATACCAACCGGAGAAGGTGTAGTTCCAATAAACAAGCTGTCAATCTGGTGACCCGGAACACTGTTGATAGGTGTAAACAGACGGCTATAAATTACGTCTTTACCAACACCAAAGTTCTCAGAAGCGTAGGTCTGAATTGCAGCTCTAATTTGGTCTGCACCGTCACTAGGAAACTGAATCGGTGCTTCAGAATTAAGACTGAGGGTCATACTGATATAGACAACAACAGGAGAAGGTCTTTCAAATCCAATGTTGTGCAAGAACCCTTGAGTGTCTGTAATAGGAATAATCGTATTACCTTGACTCTTAATGCCCATTGGCTTGTTCTGCCAGATAGTTTCAGCAATGATCTGACTAGACCCGCCAAGTACTACAGGGAAGAAGCTGTGAGGTAGAACACCATTAGCATCTATAATGTCTGTATCATTCTCATAGATAGCCAGCTCTTGTACGCCATCTACGTTCAGCAGTGCTGAATAGAGGCTATCGAGGATGTTGGAACTGCGTTCTAGCTTAGTGTTACGGAAGCGTAGACGAAGCTCTTCATCTGTCTCAAGCAGTCTGCCTGGAGAAGCATCAAGAGGGTTTGTTACGCTGTCCCAACCAAGAATAGGAGTTACAATCTGTGTAATTGTGTTTGCATCTTGGTTGATAGCACCAAGGACAGCAGCAACTAATTGACCAATCTTTTTAACTTTGGTGATTGCAATGTTACTTGTTGTAGAGAATGTACTGGCTTGAAATACATCAGCCATATCTACAGTGAGTGTGTCACCAACCAATGTAGCAACAAGCAAAGGGTGAGAAGCATCAATCAGAGCCTTCAATCCAACTACAATCTCATTAGCTGTAGCACTTGCATCTGAGGTATAGGTGATTGTGGTGCTACCAGTAATGCCTGCTGTATAAGTAATACTATACGCTGTAGTATTGGAAACAACACTAACAACTAGAGAGATACCAGCAGCCAAGGAAGGAGACAATGCTACACTTCCGCTTACTGAGAACTCATTATTATCAGCAGAGCGTACAACACTTCCTCCAGCAATTAGTGTGCCATTGTCACCAGCAAACAAACCAACTGCTGTACTAGCAGAGGCTGGGAAGCGAGCAATACCACCATATTGAGCAAGGTTATCTAAGGAGATACCAGTTGCTGAGTTGGGGTCAAGGGCAGACCAGCTTTGTTGAGCCACTTCCCAAAGATCAGCATCACCGGGAGCATCAAGGGCAATCAGTCGACCAAGGGTGGAACTTCTGCTTGTATCGACTACCTCACCAGAAGCCACAAGGTCTTGAAATAGTTCTGCTGCTTTCTGTTGCTGTTCTGTTTGATTCTCAGCAGCTATCTTGTCTTGTAATGTACAGACTGCACTCTTACGCTCAAGAGACAAAGCCATAAACTTGTTAGAGACAATAGCCACTTCCAACTGACT